GAATTTGTTGTCGATTGCTTTGTCAATCTTACCAGCATTAGCATTGTAAAATGCTGCAACCTTTTGACCTTGCTTGGTCCAAAGAACTTTCTTTTTCTCTGGACTGATATTAGACTGACGAACATTTGAATTGTATGGTTTCCAATCTTCGCCAACCCATTTCTTGAAGTAATCAACCCTAGCTTTGATACCAGCCAAGATAAGATTACGACCATAATGTTGTGTCTGCAATCTTTCTTCTAGTTCCTGACGTTGCTTTGCTTCAATCTCCATGTTGTCCTTGAACAACTCATAAGATGATCTAGTTCTTCTATTGGCAATCTTATCATCAATCCTCTTGATTGAATCCTCAGTCATCTGAATAAACTTGAGTACTTTCTCCAATCTCTTGTGAAGTGCTGGAATCTCTTGATTCATCTGGATAGTAAAATCCATCTCACCCATATTGTACTCAGTACCATCAGAGTAATTAGTAGCCCTGACTGGCTCAACGAGTTGATCATCAAACCTGATAGCTAGTGATTCTAACTCGTTTTCATATTTAGCAGATTGAACACTACGAATGTTCTCTACATTATCTGCTTGGTTTAGTTCTACATTAGTTGATTTAGTCATTGGATACTCCTTTTGTTGACTATTTACCCAAGTAAATACTTTATCCCACTTGGGATATAACCTTGATTGTAAAAAACAAAAAAGATTATAAAAACAGAAGAACAAACAACGAAGGACTAGTTATCCTAGCTGACGAATGATTAATGAGGAAGCATAGGATTGCTGAATGCAAAATAATCGTTCGTGGATAGATCGGAACGATCAGGCTCCACGAATCTATTATTGTTGCATTTATGGAATATCCTGAGTGTTTGTTAAACTGGTCATGCGCACAGACGGGCGCACCTATTGGTAGATACAGGGGAAACAGAAAGATTTTTGTTTCTTTATTAAAAAAGAAATGATCTGGTCGTGATCTGCGTAGTCTTGCCCACAGTCAGTTGTGGACAGCGTGGGTTACTGAACTCCAAGATGTGAGCGTAAGGAATGCGCGAATCATCTTGGGTAGTCAGTAAGACTTAAGTAGTGAACGAGCCAGATCAATACATTGTGTCGAGCGAGAGCGAGGCTACTAGATACAGCGATGTGCTGATATTACTTGACGAATGTTCTTGACATGAATTTATCAATGATTACAATTATCCAACGGAGGCGATATGAATGACGAATTAACCGATAAACAACGGAAGTTAGTTGATACCATCGTAACAACAGGTTGTACCATAAAGGAAGCTGGAATAATCGCTGGATATTCAACAAAAAATAATACAGAAGCAGCAAGAGTAAGTGCTAGTCGTACGCTACGTCTCCCAAAGGTACAAAAGTACATGATGGAATGTGTAGCTAAGACGATAGGACTAGGAGCTGTTACAGCTAGTAAGAAGATGGTTGAATTATCCAACAACGCCAAGTCTGAATACGTACAGCTAGAAGCTAGTAAAGATATTCTAGACAGGGTAGGACTGCGTACACCAGATAAGGTGTCACACACGCACGTAGGAGATATAAAGGTTAGTATAGATCTTGGATAAACTAGCAGTGGGGGTTAAAAACTAACAGCTCTAGGTAGTGATAGATGTCATACACACAACAAGGTTAAAAAAAGTAAATTGTGCATAGACAAAAATAATTCAAAGATTTAAGGTTAATTGTCTTTAGACGAAAACTACGAGAGGGTTACTCTCACGCCTAGCTAGGCAATAAAAATTATGACTAAAAAAAGTACAGTAAATAAAGCTGGTAACTATACGAAACCTACAATGCGAAAAAAAATATTTAATCGCATTAAGGCACAAGCAAGTCATGGTACTGCTGCCGGTAAATGGTCAGCTCGTAAAGCACAGGCACTAGCTAAGGCTTACAAGAAAGCTGGAGGAGGATATAGATAATGCTTAAAGGTAATCAAAAGAAATTAGATAAGAATAGAGATGGTAAAATCTCAAAAGCAGACTTTAAATTATTAAAGAAAAAGAAGAATGGCACTCGCAAAAAGTCAAAGAAGCCTTAAAGCTTGGGGTAAACAGAAATGGCGTACCAAATCTGGAAAGAAATCAAGTGAAACAGGAGAAAGATATCTCCCTGAAAAAGCTATTAAGTCTTTAACAGCAAGTGAATATGCTCGTACAACAAGAGAAAAGAGAAAAGCAAAGAAAAAAGGAAAACAAGTATCAAAACAGCCAAAATCAATCGCTGCGAAAGTACGAAAGTTTAGGCAATTTAGTTAAATATGGTCGCAAAAAAGTATCAGAATCCTAAAGGTGGACTTAATGCTGCTGGTAGAGCTTACTTTAAAAGAAAAGAAGGAAGTAATTTAAAAAAACCACAAAAAAAAGGTACAGATGGTAGGAGAGTTTCATTCGCTGCCAGATTTGCTGGTATGAAAGGGCCAATGAAAGATGAAAAAGGTCGCCCAACGAGAAAGGCACTGGCACTTAGGGCATGGGGTTTTCGCTCCGTTGAATCAGCTAGAAACTTTGCTAATAGAAATAAGAAAAAGTGAATTGAAAAGCATTTAGCTTTTATATATTGATTGTAGTTTACCCCAAATCAAATATAAAGGAGAAATGAAAGATATGGACTTAGATGGCATTGTCAAAAAGGTTGACGAATTAAAAGATGAAGTTAAAGATATTAAAGAAATTAACAAAGTGTTAATGGATAAATTGCAAAAAGCATACAATGATAGGGTTGAGCTTCGAGCAAAGAATCATAATTTAACAGGTAAACTTAAAGGAGTTGCAGATGCCTAAAGTCGGAAAAATGAAGTTTCCTTACACTGCTGCTGGTAAGAAAAAAGCCAAAGCAGCAGCAAAGAAAAAGGGTATGAAAGTTGTCAAGCAAAGCAAAAAGAAAGGGTACTAGAGTAGAAAACGAAATAGTAAAGCTCTTTCAAGCTGAAGGGTTTAAAGCTAGACGACAACCACTCTCAGGAGCTATACAAGACTTTCCTCATGACGTACAAGTTTCTGATTTATTCAATGGAATAAATATAGAAGTAAAAGCTCGTAAAAGTGGGGAAGGTTTTACTCAATTAGATAAATGGAAAGGATCAGCTGATCTTTTAATATTAAAGAAAGACTTTTCTAATCCAATGGTATATCTTGATTGGAATTTATTTAAGGAGTTTTTGTATGAGTATAGACGATCCAGACAAGGTAGTGAATCTGGAGAACAGGCAACTGTTCAACATAAGTTATCAGGAGAGGCAAAGACTAAGAAAGATAGTACGTATGGTACATCTAAGATTCCTTCCAGAAAGTTCGATAACGGACAAGGAATGCGACAAGGTAATAGAAAGTCTTGGCCCAAAAATCAGAGAAAAATTGCTAGTAGAACATTTAAACAAAGTAAAATAGATGGCGCAACTCAATTACAAAGCAGATGGCAATATCTTAAAAGCATTTCTCAAGGGAAATGACTTTTTTAGAGGACTAAGAGGGCCAGTAGGTAGTGGCAAGTCTGTCGCTTGTTGTATTGAGATACTTAGAAGAAGTCTCTTACAGAAAAAAAACGCACAAGGAAAAAGAAAATCCCGCTGGGCCGTTATTAGGAACACTAATCCGCAGCTTAAAACGACTACTATTAAAACATGGTTAGATTGGTTTCCTGAAAACGAATGGGGAACATTTCAATGGAGTGTACCTTACACACATAGAATAACAGTAGGTGAATTAGATTTAGAAGTTATCTTCCTAGCATTAGATAGACCTGAAGATGTTAAAAAATTACTATCATTAGAGCTTACAGGTGTATGGGTTAATGAAGCAAGAGAGCTGCCAAAATCAATTATAGATGCTTGTACTATGAGGGTAGGTAGATTTCCTAGTATGAGAGATGGTGGTGCATCTTGGTATGGAGTTATTGCAGATACAAACGCACCAGAAGAAGATCATTGGTGGCCTATTATGGCTGGAGATGTACCAGTACCAGATCATTTATCAAGAGATGAAGCATTAATGCTAGTTAAACCTGATAACTGGAGTTTTCATACTCAACCATCAGCTATGACAGAAAAAAAGAATAAAGATGGAACTTTAGAAGGATATGAATATTATTCAAACATAATCAAAGGTAAAACTAAAGGTTGGATAGATGTTTATGTAATGAATAAACTAGGATCATTAGAAGATGGTAAACCAGTATATCCAAACTGGAATCAAGAAATGCATTTGTCAAAAGAAGATTTAGAAGCTGGTCCAATGACTGTATTTATTGGTATAGATTTTGGATTAACACCAGCTGCAGTCTTTGGTCAAAAGCTACCTAATGGTAAATGGTTAATATTACAGGAGCTAGTTTGTTTTGATATGGGTATAGCTAGGTTTAGTGAACTTCTAAAACATGAAATAGCAAAGAATTATAGAAACTTAGATATAGAAATATATGGTGATCCAGCTGGAGATTTTAGAGCTCAAACAGATGAAACAACACCATTTCAAATACTAAGACAAAACGGATTAATGGGTAAACCTACACATAGTAATGATGTAGCTCTTAGAATAGAATCAGTAGAAACAGCATTAGGCAGATTAATAGAAGGACAATCTGGTTTTATTGTAGATCATAGATGTATAAATCTAAAAAAAGGTTTTAATGGTGGTTATTTTTACAGAAGATTACAAACATCAGGAGATAGATATGATGAAAAGCCAATGAAGAATAGATACTCTCATGTTCATGATGCTTTACAATATTTAATGTTAGGAGCTGGAGAAGGTAAACAGCTAATATCTGGTAGAGCAAAAAAACCAACAGTAGTTAAGACTAGAGGTTGGAATATATTTGGAGATAAAAAAAGAAGAAGTATATGGCAAAACAGAATGAATGGTTAGTATTCTTTTATCAAAACGAAGATTACCATAATACACATAGATTTTTTAAAAAAGGTTTTAAACACTGTGGAGTTATGGGATACGATCCTGAAAAAAAAGTATGGATATTAATAGAAACTTTATTTGGTCAATTATTAATAGAAGTTCTTACAGAAACTAAAGTAGATGCTATATTTAGAATGATAAAACAAAAGAAAGGTCATATAGTAAAAGTACCAGTTAAGAAAAAAATACCAAGATTCCCAGTTATAATGGGAAGCTGGATAAAAGAACATTCATGTGTAAGTTATGTACAAAGATTGATAGGAATGAGCAGATTTTGGGTATTTACACCCTATCAGCTATATTGTGCGTTGAAAAAAGATGGATATTGTGAAATAGACATTTGATATGGGATCATTTCGTAGACCAAAATATGAAGAAACTGCTGCAGATAAAGCAGTAAGAGAAGATATTGAGAGAAGAAGGCAAGAAGAATTAGAAGAACAAAGAAAAAATGAAGAAGCAAAAAAGAAATTAAAAAGAAGAAAAGCCAAAGGATTAGTAGGACAAAGATCAATGTTTTCTAGAGCTGGTGGCAGAGGATTTTATCAAGAAGGAAAGAAAACATGAGTAGTAATAAAGGAACTTCTTCAAGCTCAGGTGGTGGAAGTTATGGAGGAGATAGATATGATTCTTCAGATCAAAGATCAGAAGCAACAAAATCTGTTGGAAAAGTAGTAGTAAATACAGCAGTACAAAAAGAAAAAGATAAAGGCAACATGATGTATGGTGGAGCTGCTAGTACAGCTACAAATGAGTTTCTTGTATCTATTGGTGAAGCTTTTAAAGGATCACAAAATCCTGATGGATCATTTAATTATAGACTTACTAGCAAAGGATATGAAATGAAATATGGACAGAAACCCGGTGGTGCAGCGCCAGCAATGGGAACTGGTAATCCAGCTGGTATACTTACAAGCACAAAAGTATCAAAAGAAATGTTTGAATCACAACAAAAATTAAAGACTGCAATAGCTGGTGGAATGGCTTTAATGGGTGTTCCATTTATACCAAGTGCTATGGCTTATGATGCAAGAAGGACATCATTTGAAAACTATTCTAATAATTTTACAAAAGCACAATCATCAGCATCATTTACTGCAAGAGTAAATACAGGTAGTGGAGCTAATGTAAATGATAGTGCAATGGAAACTGCAAATACTAACGAACAAGATTCTGCGTCTACAAATTACAGAACTGATGCAGAAAGAAAACTAGCATTAAGTAGAAATGCAGAGGCATTAAAAGCATCTAGAAAGTTTTTTAATAGTTCTAAACAATTAATTACAGGGAGTATGGTGTAATGGTTTATATAGATGTACCTGAAAAGAATAACATTGGGGATCAAACAAGTAGCTACAAAATGTTTTTTAAAAAATATCAAGATGCAGAAAGTATCTTTGATCATTGGAAAGATAAATACGAAGAAGCATATGAATATACTATGCCACAAAGAGAATCTTTTTATGAAGAAACTGTTGGGCAAAGAAGAACAGATAAAATATTTGATGAAACTGCAGTAGTAGGAATACAAGAATTTGCTAGTAGATTACAAGCTGGTATAGTTCCAACATATGGTAGATGGGCAAACTTTGAAGCTGGTACAGAAATACCAAATGATCAAAAGCCACAAGTTAATGCAGCACTAGACGAAATTACACAGTATGTATTTGAAGTATTAGGTAACTCAAACTTTAACCAAGAAGTACATGAAGCATTTATGGACTGTGCTATTGGTACTGGTTGTTTACTTATTGAAGAAGGAGATGCATTAAATCCTATTAAATTTACAGCAGTACCTTTACCTAAAATAATGTTAAACAATGGGCCAGATAATTCAATAGATACTATATTTAGAAAAAGAAAAATACCATACAATCAACTTATGGTAGCATATCCTCAATCTGTAATGTCAGAAAATATGATGGAACAGATAGAAAAAAATGGAAACAAAAAAGCAAGTATAGTTGAACTTGTATATCGTTTATATGATGAGCCAAATGTAGAAAAATATAAATACTGTGTAGCTTGTATGAATGAAGAAGAAGTAATTTTTGAAAAAGAATTAGAAGGAACTGGTAGCAATCCTTATGTTGTATTTAGATGGAACAAAGGATCAGGTGAAGTTTATGGTCGTGGCCCAGTATTCAATAGTATGGCTGCTATTAAAACTACTAACCTTACAGTAGAATTAATACTACAAAATGCACAGATGAATATTAGTGGTATATATACTTATGAAGATGATGGAGTAGTAAATCCTGATAATATAAATCTAGTTCCGGGCGCTTTGATTCCAGTAGCTCCAAACAGTAGAGGTCTTACACCTTTAGCTGGAGCTGGTAGATTTGATGTGGCACAGTTAGTACTTGGTGATATGCGTCAGAATATTAAAAAAGCATTATATATGGAAACACTTGGTAGACCTGAAGGAACACCAATGTCTGCTACAGAAGTTGCAGAAAGAATGTCTGATCTATCAAGACAAATAGGATCATCATTTGGTAGATTACAAGCAGAGTTTGTAACACCTGTACTTCGTAGAGTTATTAGAATACTATCTAAACAAGGCAGAATTGAGATTCCTAAAATTGATAATAGAGAAGTAAAAGTAGTATCTCAATCTCCTTTATCTCAAGCACAACATCAACAAGATATAGCAGTTGTAAATAACTTTAATGGTATTTTAGCTCAAACATTTGGTCCACAAATACTTAACATGATTGTTAAACAAGATGAAGTTGCTAGATATTTAGCAGATAAATTAGGATTACCAGAAAAACTTATTAGAAACCCAGAAGAGCAACAACAGATAATTCAAGAGTTGCAAAATATAACTCAACAGTCTAATATGGCACAAAATGAGTTGGGAATCCCTAGTACACAAGAGCCAAGACAGTAAACAACAAATAGCAGAATTAGATAGAATCTTTGCTGCAGTATTTTCTGATCCAGATGGCAAAAAAATATTGGATTATTTCGATAGTATTGTTAATAATACTACTGTAAATCCTACTGCTGATACTAGAGTGTTATGGCACTTGGAAGGTCAAAGGTATATGTTACAACAAATTAAAAATAGAATTAGACGAGGTAAAGAATGGTTGAAGAAGTAACAACACAAGAAACACAGGAAACAAATACTCAAGAAAGACCTGAGTATGTTCCTGAAAAATTTTGGAATAAAGATTTAAATGAAGTAAATGTTGAAGAACTTTCAGCAAGTTATAATTCACTAGAAAAAAAATTGGGAGCAAGAACAGATGAATTATCAAAACAAGTACGCGAAGATATTGAAAAAGAAAAAAGAGCTAAAGTACCTGAAAACTACGAAATTACCAAACCTGAATTGGAAGAGGGAGTTGATGTCGATATCAATGCTGATATGCCTTTACTACAGTGGTGGCAAAAAACAGCCAAAGATAATGGCCTTACTCAGGAACAATTTGATGACGGTATTAAAGCATTTATAAATAATGAAGTAGATGGCTTACCAAGTCTAGAAAGTGAAAAAGAAATATTAGGTGAAAATGCAACTGCTAGAATAGAAGCTGCTGAACTATGGTCAAAAAAGAATTTGTCTACTGAAGCATATGAAACAATGTCTAGGATAGCAAATACTGCTAATGGAGTAAAATTAGTAGAAGAAATAATGAAACTAAATAAAGATGCTCCAATACCTACTACAGAAACTGCTATTGAAGCAGCACCTAGTTTAAATGATTTACGATCTATGATGCAAGATAAAAGATATTGGTTAGACAAAGACCCAGCGTACATAGAAAAAGTATCAAACTTATATGAAAAATACTATGGAAACAAGAAAGAGGCTGAGGGTTAAGTGGAGAGATGCAGAGTCACATTCTGAGTGGCTTGATCCAGAAACTGCCAAGAAGTATAAACCAGCTATCAATTATACTGATGGTTTCTTACTAGTAGATAATTCAGATGTAATTATTTTATATATGTCATACAATGAAACAGATATTGGTGACACTTGTGTTATTCCAAGAGAAAATGTTGTTGATATTTGTGAATTGAAAATAAGTAAAAAATATGTCAGTAAGGTCTCAATAGACCACTAAGGCCCTAGATTTGCCTGTAAAGATAACAAATCAAACCCCTGTGTGACAATCTAGGTAACAAATAAGCAAACACGGAGGTTAGAATGTCTGCTCAAATTACTAATGCTTTTATTACTCAGTTTGAGGCTGAAGTACATATGGCATACCAAAGAATGGGTAGTAAGTTCAAAGGGCTAGTTCGTACCGTAAATGGTGTTAGTGGTGAATCTGTAAAATTCCAAAAAGTTGGAACAGGTGAAGCTACTACAAAAGCAAGACATGCTGAGATTGTTGCTATGAACATTTCACACTCAAATGTTACTGCAACTCTATCAGATTTCTATGCGTCTGATTACGTAGACAAACTAGATGAACTGAAAACCAATATTGACGAAAGAAGCGTAATTGCAAATAATGCAGCTTATGCTTTAGGTCGTAAGACTGACAGCATCATTACTGATGCAATGGCGTCTGCAACTACTGTTGCAAACAATGCTGGTGCAAATGGTGCTTCATCTTTAGCTACTGACATGAATGTCGATAAGTTTAAAGATATGCAAGCGTTATTCGGTACAAATTCTGTGCCAGATGACAACCAAAGATATTGGGCAATCGGTCCAAAACAATGGTCTGACTTATTATCTGATGATCAATGGACAAGAAGTGAGTACTTAGGAAACTCAGAATTACCTTATGCTGGTATGAACTACACAGCTAAGAGATTCTTAGGTTTCTTAACATTCGTTTTCTCAGGTCTAGATACATCAGGATCAACTGATAGACACACAATTTGTTGGCACAAGTCATCAATGGGTCTAGGTATTGGATCAGAAGTTAGAACT